GAAGCACATATGGTAGAAGGTTGCCTTTCTTTCCCTTTTATGGGATTGAGAATTACCAGACCTTCTATGGTTGATGTAGAATACCAAGACTTTAATGGTGAAAAAAGAACGGCAACATATTCTGGCATATCTGCTCGTTGTTTCCTACACGAGCTTGACCACATGAATGGTATCGTGTATACTAGCCGTGCTAAACCTCTGGCATTGGAGCAAGGTAAAAAGAAACGCAGTAAATTGATGAAAAGTTTAAGACTAAGATAATGGCTAAAAAAATTGAGGTTGTAAATACATTATTCGGCGAAGAAGAATCTATTGTCAATACTAAGACAATTGGAACTCCAGAAGAGCAATGGGAAATCTGGCAGAGACAAAATCCAAAAGAATCTTTTGAACATATCGATGAAGAAGTGATGAAAGAAATCCTAATTAAAGATTTAAAATATGCTTCTGATATGGATGTTCGTGAATATACTCTGTATCAAAAATGGTGTGAAATTAAAGAAAGATATCCTGTTCAAGATACTTCTACACTATTTGGAGATTCAGTAGAAATGGTAGATCCAAAACAAAAAGAATTGGTTGAAGAAGTTAAAAAGAATTTCTGGATGCCAAAAGAACCGGATGATTACGAGAAGTTGAAACCAATTATGGTTCTTTCAAACGGACCTGGTGCCGAAAAATGGAATGCCATTCGTACCTTTTCCTCTACAATGAAAAACAATAGTAATATTGGTCGTAATCTATTCTACATTGTTGCCGATGAAGTAACAAGTAAATACCTTGGTGTTATCTGCATCTCCTCAGACTTCCTGGACTTAACTCCGAGAGATAATGCAATTGGTTGGTCGAGAGATGTAAAAACAAAACAAAACATGATTAATCATACTGCAATTGGTTCTACAATTGTTCCATTACAACCACTAGGCTTTAATTATATGGGTGGAAAATTATTGGCATTAATGTGTTTATCTGATACCGTACAGAAAGATTGGAAAGAACAATATGGAGACACTCTTGTTGGCGTTACTACAACGTCACTCTACGGAAAAACAAAATCTGGAGGTCTCTCTCAGTATGATAATCTTGAACATTGGAATGCTATGGGTTTTTCTTCTGGTTCTGTGGCTTTTGAACCAACTCGAGCAACTAAAAAAATGGTATTTGACTGGATAAAAAAGAATCACACACACAAATATTTTCAATGGTGGGAAGCAAAAAATCCACAAGGACTTCCATTAAAACGTGACCATAAGAATAGGTCTTTAAACTTTGCTTATTCACAACTAAAAATACCAAAAGAATTGATTCGTACCGAACACCAACGTGGTATTTACTTTAGTCCACTTTATAATAATACCAATGAATTTCTCCGTAAAGAAATTACAGATAAAGATTTGGTAAAGTCGTTTGATACCAGTGAAGAAGCATTGTCTACCATTTGGAAAACAAAGTATGCCAAAGGTCGTATTCGGCAATTACAGAAAAAAGGCAATGTTTCATATGAAACTCTTTTCTATGATGATTTGATTTACCTATCATGGGAAGAAACCAAAGCAAAATATTTACCACAAGTTGGTCGATAAATGCTTGACAAACACACATACATAATGATATGATGTGAGAACTTGCAACACGCAAGGATTTTTTAACTTTACTATGGAGTATTACTATGAGCAATTTATCTGCTAAAGAAAAGATGTTGAACGCTTTACAACAACCTTCTGGTTACAACACTTTTACTGTCAAACAAGCACAACGCCGTTTCGGCATTACCAATGTTACCGCCCGCATTGACGAACTCCGTCAAGAAGGTCATGTAATCTACACCAACAAGAAAACTGTTGATGGTAAGAAAGTTGCTTTCTATCGTATGGGTAAGCCAACTAAGGGTTTAGTTAAGGCTGCACTCAAAGCTGGTTATTCATTAGCTTAATCTGTGTGTTGGGGGACTTCGGTCCCCCTTTTTAAATTATCGGAGCACAAATGGAAATTTCAATTAAAAAAGAAGATTTACAAACAAAGAGTCTGTTTGTAGCAACCCCAATGTATGGCGGCCAAAATCACGGTCTCTATATGAAAGCTTGCCTTGACTTACAAGGTATGTGTATGCAGTATGGCGTACAAATCAAATTCTCATTCTTATTCAATGAGTCCCTAATTACACGAGCAAGAAACTATCTTGTTGACGAATTTATCCATCGTTCCGATTGCACTCATATGTTGTTTATCGATTCTGATATTCATTTCAATCCACAAGATGTAATCGCTTTATTGGCTATGGACAAAGATGTATCAGGCGGTCCTTATCCTAAGAAAGCAATTAAGTGGAAATCTGTTAAGACAGCAATCAAAAAGAATCCTGATATTGATGCTGACCTTTTGGCAAAAGTAACAGGTGATTATGTTTTCAATCCTGTTAAAGGTACGGCACAATTTACTGTGTCTGAGCCGCTTGAAGTATTAGAAATTGGTACTGGCTTCATGATGATTAAGCGTGAAGTATTTGCTAAAATGCAAGAAGCATATCCAATGATTCGATACAAACCAGACCACGTTGGTCAGGCACACTTTGATGGTTCTCGTTACATTCATGCCTTCTTTGATACTGTAATTGATTCCAAAGATTCTATTACAGGCGGAGGTTCAGACCGTTACTTATCAGAAGATTATATGTTCTGTCAGATGTGGCGTAAAATCGGTGGTACAATCCATCTCTGTCCATGGATGAGAACATCTCATATTGGAACTTATCACTTCCAAGGAGATATGCCGGCTGTTGCTAATTATGTCGGAGAAATGTAATGTATAACATTGAAAAACTAAGAGAATTGTTGCGTAAGATTCCTTATCGTGCAATTCCAGCAAATACTGTTTCTAGTATTGAAACAATTCGAGATTTATATCGTAAGGAAAAGTAATGAGAACACTTGATGGTAAAAATACTGTGCATGAGCCGCCAGAAGATTGGATGAAACAACATTTAGAAAGTAATTTTAAAACAATGGCTAATACTACATGGAGATATGATTATGAAAAGAATACTGTCACCAATGAACCTTATACATTAAGATTACATGATAATTCAGTAAAAACATCTTATGGTCCGGCAGATTATCAATTTGAGCATCCTCCTGTTGATAAAGTAAAAGCATCACAGACCGCAACCACAGGTGGTCGTAAATTTGATGGCGGGAAATTGCAGTATGGTTTAGTGCCACCAAATGCACTTAAAGCAACAGTAGAGATTTTAACTTTTGGTGCAGAGAAGTATGAACCGGATAATTGGAAATGGGTACCAGATTCCAAGCGTAGATATTTTGATGCTGCACAACGGCATCTGTGGGCTTGGAAATCTGGTGAACAAAATGACCAAGAAACTGGTAAGAATCACTTGGCACATGCGCTGTGCTGCTTGATGTTTTTGTACGAACATGATACAATTAATTTTTTAGATAATGGAGAAGTAAATGAAGCTGTCAAATGAAACCCTCGTAGTACTTAAAAACTTTGCTACAATCAATCAAGGTTTAAAGTTTAAAAAAGGCAATACACTAAAAACCATTTCTGGTTCTAAGAATGTTATGGCTGAAGCAGAAATCAAAGATGCTTTTGATGATGAGTTTTGTGTTGAAGATTTGAATGAATTCTTATCAGTACATTCTTTGTTTAAAGACAAAGCAGAATTGGTATTTGATGAGAAGAATATCAATTTTCAAAATGGTCGTCAGAAAATCAAGTATCGTAAAACTGCCGATTCAATGATTACTGTTGCGCCAGAAAAAACTTTGAATCTTCCTACTAAAGATGTTGAGTTTACATTGACAGCAGAAGATTACGAGTGGATTCTAAAGACTTGTTCTGTATTGAAGTCTCCTAATATTGCCGTTGAATCTGATGGCGATAAAATTCAAATCGTTACTTTTGACCAAGAAAATGATGCCGCACACACCAATTCACTTGAGATTGGCACAGGCGATGGCAAGAAGTATAAGATTGTTTATAATACAGACAATTTCAAAATGATTCCTGGCACATATTCTGCCGTAATCTCCTTCAAAGGTCTAACCCATTTCACCAATACAAAAGATAAGATTCAGTATTGGATTGCAAATGAGAAAAAAGGCACAGTAGTACCTGCCTAATGGAACCTTTAGTCATTGATGATTTTCTTTCGGTGGAATTTCAAGATTCCATCGTAAGATTATTAACTAGTCATGAGTTTCCTTGGACTTTCTTTCCTTGGTCTGTAAGTGAATATCCTTTGGATGAACATTATTATATTGATGAACCGTTCAAAGAACATATTCAGTTCCGTCATATGTTTGCTCGTGATGGTGAAATTGAAAGTAAATTCTTTCAATACATTGCACCTCTAATTGCTGAGTACCAACAAAGAATGGGAGAGACGGATACTTTCCTACAAAGAATCAAAGCCAATCTTTTACTACCACAAGCAGGACCAACAAGACAACAACCTCATACTGATGGTATGCGTCTGCTTGATGGTGTTTATAATAGTGTTGGCAGAAAAACATTATTGTACTATGTAAATGATGCAGATGGTGATACAATCTTTTATGATAAGTATTTTCTAGGTGAACCTCTTGGTCTTATAAAAGAACATTCGAGAGTTACACCAAAGAAAGGCAGAGCAGTTATATTTGATTCAAATCTAATTCATGGTGGTAATTGTCCTACTACTAGTGATTATAGAATGGTAGTAAATTGTGTTTTATCTTAATTATATTATGGGAGTTTTGAATGAGCGAGCATTTATTATGGGTGGAGAAGTATAGGCCACAACGGGTGGAAGACTGTATCTTGCCAGATGCAATTAAATCCACCTTTCAAGAGTATGTCAATCGAAAAGAAATACCAAACCTACTATTATCGGGTTCTGCCGGCGTTGGCAAGACTACGATTGCAAAAGCCCTCTGTGAAGAAATTGGTTGCGACTATATTGTTATCAATGGTTCTGATGAGTCTGGTATTGATGTTCTTCGTACTAAAATCAAAAGTTATGCTTCATCGGTTTCTCTCATGGGTGGTCGCAAAGTCATCATCATAGATGAGGCAGACTATCTTAATCCTAATTCAACTCAACCAGCGTTGCGAGGTGCAATTGAAGAATATTCTTCCAACTGTTCGTTTATCTTTACCTGTAATTTCAAAAATCGTATTATCGATCCAATCCACTCTCGTTGTTCTGTTATCGATTTTAAAATCAACGGTTCTAAACAAAAGATGGCTGCAGCATTCTTTAAAAGAGTTGAATGGATTTTGGAACAAGAAAAAGTTCCTTATGACAAATCTGTTGTCGCCGCAGTTGTTACAAAACATTTTCCGGACAATCGTAGAGTTCTTAATGAACTTCAGAGATATGCCGTTTCTGGAAGTATCGATACTGGTATTCTTTCCTCTGTTGCTGATATACAACTTAGCGAGTTGGTTACATCGTTAAAAGAAAAAGATTTTGGTTCTGTTCGCAAATGGGTCACAAACAACCTGGACAACGATCCGGTCAAGATTTATCGTAAGTTATATGAAAGTCTTTATGAATCTTTAAAACCAAATTCTGTGCCACAATTGGTACTTCATTTGGCAAAATATCAATATCAAGCAGCATTTGTTCCTGACCATGAGTTGAACATGGTGGCTTGCCTCACAGAAATTATGGTGGATTGTGAGTTCAAATAATGGAACAAACAAAATCTTGTATCTATTGTAAACAAGAAAAACCTTTTTCTGAATTTGGAAAACATCCAACAAGATTTGATGGCATGGACGGAAGATGTAAACAATGTATTAGAGAAAGAATTAGACTTGTAAAACAAATTCGTGAAACTGCTCCAGCAATGTCAAGCACTTGTGATTGTTGCGGTGAAGAAATTGGAATTGACAAAAGTTATAAACAAATCAAATTATGTTTAGACCATGATCCTATAAAAAATACTTTTAGAGGATGGCTCTGCCATAAATGTAATACTGGTATTGGTTTGCTTGGTGATAATGTTGAAGGTTTATTGCGAGCCTTAGATTATTTAAAGGAATCCAAAAATGCCTGATTTATTCAAAGAGATTGTACCTTCAATCTTACAAACTAAGAAAAATCCATTCCAAGATGAACATGATTATAAAGATTATGTACCTTTTGTAGTCAATCGAGCCTTGTCATTTCACCAAGACTGTGTTCTATATGCCAACGAGATGAACATCAATCCAGCGTTGGATAAAGATATGCAGTATTTGTTTTATCTAAATACTATCAGGTCAATGAAACGGAAATTCCAACCGTGGCAGAAAACGTTGGCCGACAAAGATATAGAAGCCGTTAAAAAATACTTTGGATATAATAG